CTTTAGGCTTTGCAAATGGTGTTTTGGTTTCAGACCAAACAAAAACATTATTAGACCAATTAAACGACTTTAGATTTGTTTTCTTAGTAAAACAAAGAGCAATCGCAGGAAGTTATTTTAACGATTCTCATAATGCTTGTGTTGTTAGTTCTGATTATGCTTACATTGAAAATAATAGAGTTATAAACAAAGCTATTAGGTTCTTAGATGTAGCGTTAACGCCTTATTTAAACTCAAATATAGACCTAAATTCAGACGGTACTATTTCAGATTTAAGTATTGAAGTATTTACAAGTGCTTGTAATGTTGAGCTGGAAAGCATGAAAAGAAATAACAATATTTCTGATTTTTCAGTTTCAATAAATTCAGCTCAAAACGTACTTTCGACAGGTCTTTTGAATATTGGTGTTGTGTTAATTCCTAAAGGAGTTGCAAGAAATATAAATGTAAACATTGGCTTTGCCTTAAAACTATAATAACATGGCTACAAGTGTAATGAAAAACGGTATTAATTACTCATGGAGTAATATATCATGTATTCTTTTTGGTAATGTTGTAGTTGGTATTTCTAAGTTAGAATACAACGAAAAACAAAACAAAGATAATAACTATGGTTGGGGCGATAAGCCTGTTTCAAGAGGTTATGGCAACTATGAATATAGCGGTTCTATGGAGCTTTACCTTGATGAATGGAAAAAAATAATTGCTTCAAGTCCAGACAGAAACCCTTTAAACATACCACCTTTTGAGGTTACTGTTTTATTCGGTGGCTCAAGGGTAACGTTTTCAAAAGACGTTTTACAATATGTTGAGTTTCTTGAAAACCCTTTAGATGCAAGTCAAGGAGATTCAAAACTGATGGTTAAAATTCCTTTAATTATTGGAAACATTACAAGATAGTAAAATTTTGTTTTGGTTGTTTGAAAATTGGTTATGTAACATTGTTGCATAACCTTTTTTTTTGTTATATTTGCAATAACCAAACAAAATAAAATGACAAATTTAGAACTTAAAGAGAAATACCCTCAATTAGCTTATATTATTGAGGTTGAAGGCAAAAAACTATATCTAAATAAAATAAATAGATATGTTTTAAGCCCAGTAATGGCAAAATTAGGGCATGACCCTTTAATTGCTTATGAGGATTTAATTAATAGTTTAGTTATTCGTGAAATTTCAGACATGGAAGTTTTAAACGATGATGAGTTGTTTTTGGGGGCAGTTACTCAATTACAACATATTGTCGATTTAAAAAAAAGCACGATAACGAAATTATAGAGCGTTATGAAAGCCTATTAAAAAATGATGGCGTATTAGAGCAAGCAGACGCACTAATACGCTATTATTATAAAGTTGATACGGATTTAATAGAGGACGCTAAATTTTACGAGTTATACGCTAAATTGCAATGGGTACTAAAAAATAAACAAGATGGCTAATAGTGAGCAAGCACAGTATATTATTGAATTAAAGGATTTAGTAAGCTCTAAGCTAGACGCAATGAACAGCCGTTTAGATGCGACAAATTCAAAGTTCAATACAGTACAACAAAAAGCTGAAGGCGGTTTAGGTTTAGGTAAGCTCGGAGCAATTGCAGGCGGACTATTTGCAATTTCTAAAATTCAAGAGTATGGAAGCGAGATTTTATCGGTAGGCTCAAAGTATGAATCTTTAGGTATTCAAATGAACAACCTAACAGGTTCAGCAGAGAAAGGCTCGGCAATGTTTGCACAAATTAGGGCAGATGCTTTGACCTCTCCTTTTGGAGTTGATGAACTAGCAACAGCTAATACAATGTTGGTATCAGCAGGATTAAGTGCAGACCAAGCAAGGGGCGATATATTAGCTTTATCTAATGCGGTGGCTTATGCTGGTAAGGGTAATGACGAACTAATAAGAATGTCGGCAAATATGCAACAAATTAAAAACATAGGTAAAGCTTCGGCTTTAGATATAAAACAATTTGGGTACGCAGGGATTAACATTTACGGGGCTTTAGCAAAGGCAACAGGGAAAAGCACAGAGGAAGTAAAAGGAATGGAAGTTTCGTATGAATTGCTTTCTAAATCTTTAAGGATTGCAAGCGAAGAAGGTGGATCATTTTACGGTGGCTTGTCAAGTATGCAAGATTCTACAGCCGTTAAAATGTCAAACTTAGGGGATATTTCAAAAGAAATGTTTAATGACCTATTTTTAGCAATGAAACCAATTATTGATTATGGCATAAGCGGTTTTACTTCATTTATTGGAGTTATGCGAAAAGGTATTGTATTTGTAAAGGAATACCAAGACCCATTAATAGCATTTGGTGCTTCGTTAGTTGCTATTGCAACGTATAACGGATTAGTAGCGATTACAGCAAATGCGGTCGCCATAGGTTATGGGCTTGCGTCAGTAGCCGCTAATATATTTTGGGTTTCAGCTACTTTAGGATTAGCGGCTATAATACCCGCATTTATTGTATTATACCAAAAATTTGAAGGTTTTAGGGCAGTTGTGAATGGATTGGTTAATGTATTTTCAATGCTTTGGAAAGTATTTAAAGAGTCTTTTATTGACCCATTTATAAAAATATTTAATGGCGATTTAAGAAGTGTAATTACAGGATTTAGCGAGTTAATAGTAAACGTGCTATCTTTTAAAATGTTGAGGGATGCAGGCTCAAATTTTGCATCTTCATTTATGGAGGGGTATAACGAAACTATACAAGACCAATTATATGAAAAGACAAATAAATTATTTGATTTTCAACAACAATCTGTATCTCAAAAGTTAGGATTCTACAATCCAAGCGATACTTTTTCAGCAAGGCTAATTAATCAATATACGCTTAAACAGAAAAACGAAAGTGAAACAAAAATAAACCACGAAGAAAATAAAAAACTTGCTAAAACATACGAAAACAAAATAACCAACGTAACTATTGGGAGACTTGTTGAGGGTTTAAATGTTCACGTTATGGAAACTAAAGAAATAGCTCCTAAAATAAAAGAAGCTATAACAAAATACTTAATTGAAGCGGTTAACAATATAAACGTAGTTCAAAACTAATGGATTTATACATTCCTCAAACACCTGAACAAATAGCGGATCAAGCTAAGTTAACTATTACAACTTTTGGATTAAGTGCTTTAGATGTTGAAATATACAAAAGTAGTATTTCTAAATTAGTCGAAAAAGAAAGTAAAGAAGAAAACAGAAACACAGGTAGCCAATCTAATTTAGGTAGTCCTGTTTTCTCTAATCTTATACTTAAAGCAAGAAGCTATAAAAACAACGATTTAAAAGACGTTACAACGTTTGAAGATGACATTGTACTTGATTGCGTTTTGTTTGACGTGGCACAGTCTAAAACGATTATAACAACGCCAATACAGGGATTTAACGGAACAGTAAAGGAGTTTATAAGTGATGGCGATTACACTTTGAATATTAAGGGCGTAATTAACGGAACAAAAAACGGAGTATATCCATTAACACAAGCAAAAAACTTGTTTGAGGGATTAAAGGCAAACATTGAAATAGAGGTTGTAAGTTGGTATTTAAACGAACTTTTTGGAATTACTCATATTGTAATTACAGATTTTCAATTAAACCAATTACAGGGCAATCAAACAGCTGTAAGCTATGAAATACAAGCTATTTCAGACAAACCAATTGAACTATATTTAAACAAAAAATAAGATGCTTAGATTAGTTTCAGAAATCACTATTGAACAAATGACGGACTGGCAACCGACTAATGAAACAACTATTGCAAGAGATGAAACATATACTTTTAATTTCGTTAACGATGTAGAGATTTTTTCAAGTTGGAACGCTCAAACAGATACTTGTAAATTTACTTTCCCTCGAAATATGTATTTTGAGGATAAAAAAACAGGGTCAAGGGTAAATTTCACAGGTAAAAATATAATATTCGGAGATACTCCGCCATTAATTCAAAGGGGCGATAAAATAACCGTAAAACTTGGATATACTTGGTACGATGGAACAAAAGATGTAACCGAGTTAAATACCGAGTTTGTTGGTTATGTTGTTCGTGTTTTTGCAAATACTCCTGTTACAATTGAATGCGAAGATTCAATGTTTTTATTAAAACAATTAACACCAAAGCCTAAAATATACTCAAATGCTAATTATACGGCTGAAAGTATTGTTTCTGAAATGGTTGCAAATACTAAAATAAAGAATCCAAAACATCAAGCGGAATTAGACAAAATAAAAGTTCGGACTTCTACTAAAACTAAAATAGGCGATTTTTACAGCGAAAACGAAACAGTTAGCCAAGTTTTGGCAAGACTTAGAAAAGACTGCCATATTCAAAGTTATTTCAGAGGTTCGGAGCTTCGATGCGGTTGGTATATTTATTATGCTGAAGATGAAAAAGACGTCTATTTAGGAAAAGAACGTGACAGAAATTGGACTTTTGATTTTAATAAAAACGTCATAAAAGATGATTTAGAGTATAAATTGAAAGAGGATATAAATATGCACATTAAAGCAATTTCAATTAATAAAATTGAACTTGAAACAACGAATAAAAAAGGCAAAGTAAAAAAGAAATCAAAACGTTTAGAAGTAATGGTTCCTGATAATAATTATTTAAATGGAGCTGAAACAACTACTAAGTATTTTTGGGATATTCAAACAATTGAAGAATTAAAAGAGAAAGCAACAAGACTATTAAACCGCATTTGGTTCACAGGATTAAAAGGTAAATTTGAAACGTTCGGATTACCAAGCGTTAGACATGGCGATTTAGCAACTATGCAAAGTTTAAGATTGAAAGAGCAAAACGGCATTTATAAAATTAAATCGGTTACTAAATATTTCGGGATGAATGGATTTAAACAAGATATTGAGTTAGATGTTAAGGTTACAGGAATGGAAGATTTAAGCGTAAACTCTAATTTGATTTAATATGAATGATATAAGCGAGTTTATACAAAAGCTTTCAAATACTTATGATAAAGAAATAGTAAGTATTATTAAATGCGAGGTTTTATCGGTTGGGAGTTCAATTATTTGCTTGCCTGTTAATAGTGTTATTTCTTGCGAAATTGAAGTACCTTTAAGCGACGATAATGGAAATACTATAAGTTGTACTCCAAGTGTTGGAAGTGTTGTAAATATAGCCATTACAAATAAAAATCTAATACTTTTATTAAGCGTTGAGGATTGCGACAATATCAATATATCAGCTAATGAAAAAATTGAGTTTAATGGCGGAGAATTTGGCGGACTTGTTAAGGTTATAGAATTAACTGAAAAAATAAACAACTTAGAGAATTTAGTAAATAGTTTAGTTGCTAAATATAACGCTCACGTTCACGCTTCAAATGGCGTGCCTACGGTAACCCTAGAAACAACGGTATTAACGCCAACAATTAAAGACGACATTGAAAATATAAATATAACTCATGGCAACTAATATATTAATACAAGATAATAATTTCATTTATGAAAATGGAAGTATGAAAATTGGCTTTAGTGATTTTCAACTATTTGAAACTATTATCTACTCAAAAAAAGGCGAATTTAAAGAAACTCCTTTGTTAGGCGTTGGTATTGAGGATTATTTAAATAGCAACGTTTCAGAGCAAGAGATAAACACTATCATAGCAACCGCATTAAAAATTGACGGTGCAACAATAAAAACAATATTAGCAAAGCAAAGCACAAATGGAACATTTGATATAAAAATAGATGGCAACTATTAACGAGTTAATAAAATCATTTGCAGGAGTTGAAAACATTGAAAATAAAGTTTCAGAATTAACAATTAATAAAACAGTTGATTCTGATTTCTTTAATTTTAGTAGTTCATCTTTAGCAACTACGAGCGATATTTTAATAAATCAAAGTGTTTCTTTAGACTATATCGTTAATTTTGCTTTAAAAAATAATTTATCTATAATAAATGTAAATACTACATCAAAAAATGTTATTTTTACAAAAAGTCAAATACAAGATAATAGTATTTTAAATGCTATTAACGGCAAAAAATACAGGTTCACAAGTGGTAATATTTCAGTAGGTAATGGCGAATTTTCTTATTTATTGCAAGAAAATGGATATTATTTATTGCAGGAAAACGGATTTAAAATAATATTATAATGTCAGATAAAAAAATAAGTAATTTAAACGAGTTAGCAACGGCATTAAGTGGCGACTTAATACCTATCGTTGACAGTACAACCAACGAAACTAAATTTATACAAAAGGGTAATTTAATCGAACCAGCTTCGTTTATTGAGAACATTGTTTTTAAAACAAATTCAGATTCTGTTTTAGATGTTGATAAATTGAATTGGGTTACACTTTCCGCTAACCATTCGATGACTATTCCAACGGCTGATATTAGTAATATAGGCAAAATACTTATAGTTAATAATAGAAGTAGTTACGAGTTAACGATTGACTTATTAACAGCAACAGATGTAGTGCTAAAAGGTGCTGATTCTGTACTTGGTGTTGTTTGTGTGACAAATGGATCAGCTTACAATTGGGAGGTTTTCTCAAGATATAATAAGGGGGATTTTGATACTTTAGTACAAGACGCAATAAACGATGGAGTAACTACAATAGCACCTTCTCAAAATGCTGTATTTGATGCTTTAGCTTTAAAATCTCCTATTGCATCCCCAACTTTCACAGGAACGGTCACAACTCCTGATTTATTAGTAAGTAATGCAACTGCTTCAACTCCGACTTTCTTTGATGCAAGTAAGAAGTTGATAACAACAACTGCTCAATTATGGGGGACGTGGGTACAAACTTGGGGTAATAAAGCTACTCCTGTAGATGCTGATACTTTGCCTTTTTATAATAGTGCTTCGACATTTGTAGGGGTTAAATCTACTTTATTAAATTTATGGACTACTTACTTACTTCCTAAAGTACAAGCTTTAGGTTATTTAACAGGTAGTGGATTAACAACAAAAAAAGTGCCTTATTGGAATGGTTCTGCGTTGGCAAATACTACAACAGAATTTGACCTTTCAACTTCTATAATGTCATTTTATGGTACAGGGACAGGTGCAAGTAATAGAATTTCATTAAGGTCAGAAGCAAGTGTTAACACTCTTAGTTTCATAAGAGGAGC